CTATATCGCGATTGTCGTCCAGTCCTTCCCACGGTCATCATGATAGCCATCAGTCTGCTGCTGGGACCTATGTCCAAGAAGCTCTTTCGTGTTCACACCCTGCGCTTTATATAACCTTTCCGCTAAAGAACGCTGCTCGTGAAAAGTAGACGGCGTCTTGCCTTCTTCCAGTGGTATCTCTGCTTTGTCACGGGCCTTGCTGAAATTTGTGGTCAGCGTATTGGATCTAACCTGCGAGCCTCGTTCTGCTTGAGAGGTGGCTCTGAAAAAATGAACAAGATAAGGGCTGACCGCATAATCCCTGCAACGCGAAATTATATCCCGCAAACTCCAGTTTATTGCGTTGAGGCGAAGCGAGAGAGGGATGGCAATTTTGCTCCCTGTCTTTTCCTGAAGTACGTGCAGGTGATCATCCCAGACATCGCTAAACTTCATATTGGAAATATCACCGAGGCGCTGGCCCGTCACCAATGCCAGCAGCATTGCATTCCCCATATATTGATGGGTGCTGTCTGCAATATCGAAAATCCTCTGCCATTCCTCCAAGCTAAGGCGCTGGCGGGTGATTTTTCGGCGGGGTTTTTTGGTCGCTGAGGCAGGATCGTAACCCGGAGGAACCTCACCCGCATGCTGCGCTTCTTTAAAAATATCAACCAACACTGTCCGAACTACTTGGGCCATTCTCGGCTGACCGGCTGTGACGTACTCATCGAGCAATTGCGCGATATCGCGGACATCCACTGATGGCAGCAACTTCATTCCGACACGCTCTCGCAACAACGAAACCGGCTTGCTTTTCTGTTTGAACGTGTTCAGCTTGATATCGCCCGTCGCCAGACGCTCTTCCTGAATTTTCCAGTATCGGTCGAGCCATGTTGATACCGTGATCGCCTTACCTTTGCTGGTGGCGATCCTGTCGCTGATCGCCAGAATTTGCCGGGTCCTCTGTTCTGCCAGGCGCTCGTTTGCTTCCGTGGCGATCGCTACAGCTTCGGCCTCATCAGTGCCTAACGCATGGAATTTGCCAGTGACTGGATGTTTATAGCGCCAGTAAACCTTATTCACCTTCCTGCTGTAGAGGGGGTAAAGGTTCGGAACGGATACATTGTTTTTACGTGGTCTGGCAGCCATCGTTTAAAATCCTTTGCAGCAATATGGAGTCGTTCTTCTTAACTACCGGCGCGGTCAATTCACCTACCAGTTCAGCATCTTCACGAACACGCCATAAGCGGCCCTGCTTCATAGCTGGTGGAGAGAACTGATTCTGCTTCGCATATCGTCGAAGTGTCGACACGCTTGGAGGGTTGCTTCTGTATTTTTCAGCGGCCCATTCTTCGAGAGTTAACATCTGGATCATATGCTTTACCTCATAATGGCCCAGAAACGGGCCATTGGCTGAAAAACTGAAATCAGATTGCTGTCAGGCGCTGCCAGATAGCTGATACGTATTTGACCTGGTGGCGGGCGTCGGCCAGGGCATTGTGTTGATCGCCTTCAAAAGGAATGTCGTAGCGCGAGTTCAGCCCAACAGCTTTGCCCAGTTCGACGACGGTACGCACATCCCGATAGTTCCAATGCGGGATCGGGAAGGGTGTGTCGGCCAGCTCGAAAGCTGCTTCCAGAAGCGAGCAATCGAACGAACTGCCATTCCCCCAGAGCTGAACACTCCTCGAGCCGTTAGCCGCGTTTTCAGCAATGAAATCGAGGAACTGCTCCAGCGCTTCTACCAAACCGACCGTGTCATCCACCACGATTGCAGACCGTGCTTCCGGCGATTGCTTCAGCCACCAGAGGATGGTGCTGGCATCTGGCCTGGCCCCGAACGACATCGATGATTCAAGGTTAATCACCTGATAATATTCAGCACCGGTTTTCCCGCTGGCCGGATCAAAGAATACGGCCCCTACTGAAACAATCGGTGCGCCCGGTTTTTTACCCATGGTTTCGAGATCCACCATCAGGTGCGTGAACATGGTTTCCGAGTTTGAGGTATCTGCCGCCAGCGCCTCCAGTTCCTCTTTCAGGCCCGTCTCCATTACCGCATAGGTTGCATCTCCAGCCACGGCACCACAGTCAGGGCAACCGCCGTCACCTTCGGTACCACAGCCAGTGCAGATGTTTCCCGCTACGGCATCTGTTTGCGCAGTAGCTGCATCAGCGCCTTCGCCTGATGAAACCGCATCACTATTTTCTCCTTCCGCCGGGTTAGTCTCTTCCATCTGCACATCGCTGGTGGTCTCCTCATTAACCGGTGAACGGTCATCATTTTCTGTTTGTTTTTCGTTCATCAGGCCTTCGATGGAGAACATGCCGCCGCCGAGGCTCGCGATCTGTGGCTTACTGGCGGCGGCGTTCGCCCACTTCGGCAGGGTCTGCGTTTCAGCTTCATCCTCAGCAGCAAGTCTCTGCTCGCCCGCCTCTGCCCATTTCGGCAGTGGATGTTCTACGTCAGTTTGGGTTTCTGATTCTGGTTGTGCGATCGGAAGAGGCATCAGCTCAGTTGCAGCGTTGAATTCAGCGGTCATCGTCTGGTTCACGAACTCCAGATGCGCAACCGGCGTCAGGTGGATATTTTCAGGCGCGATGCGCACCAGGTTGAAGATAGCCGCGCGGTTGACCGCCAGAACGCCGGGCTGGTTACGCAGGATTTTGCTCCAAGATTTCCATGGCTCTTCTTTGGTCGCGACAATCTCTTTGGCGCGACGCAAAACACTGGAAGGGATTTCAAAGTGGTGGAAATCCATAGGCAACAGGGCGCAGGCGATCTCCAGATCGAGGGTGTCCAGGGTGTGATGTGCATCTGCGCCGCGGTCAGTTACATACCCGCCGTCGGCATTGGTGCCTGCGTCAGTGCGTTGCACGTGGCTAATGCGGTTACCTGCGGCCCATTCGCGCGTCAGGATCCCGCGGTCGATATATGGGGTGACTACCCAGGCTTTAGTGAACTGCAAAAGCAGACCCAGCTCATGGCGTTTTTCCATGCTGAAGACTTCTCGGATCGCTTTTGTGTAGCGCCATAGGTCTTTGGTGTCATAAGCCTTAACTTCTGGAGAATTCTCAGCGGCCAAAAGCAGGTTCTGGACATATCCGTTATCTGTGTCCATTTCCATTAAGTGAAGATCAGCGTGTTCTTTGCGGCTGATATGATGGCGCAATTCGTCAGCTGTCAACTGAGCCAGGAGTTGTTTGCGGAATGGCATTTTGCAGACGGGATAATGAGCGCCACCGTCATCATGTTTACTAATCCTCAGGCCATGCTCAAACAAGTTCTCAGGTTCTTCTTTTGCAGGAAGCTTTCCGCTTTTCCAGTCGCCAATCAGCTGATTGCGCTCGTCAGCTTCTGCCTTAATCCAGCTCGACATGAAGGCGGCAAACAGCTCGGGTTCGTATTCTTTGCCCTGAGGGAAAACTTCTTTGATGGCCTGGATCAGTTTCCACTCGGCATGCGGGCTGAGAACGTCAATATCAGCAACGTCATTTTTGGCCTGCAGCAGGTTCTGGAAATAAACAATTTCCTCGTCCATCACCAGTTCGTTGGCGATAATCAGCTGCTCCTTGGTAATCTCGGTGTGATATTTATCGCCCAGCAGATGGACAGCTAAGCGGACAGCCGGAGTGCGATTTTCAAGCAGGGAGGTGCTGCCCACATCTGCGGTATCAGTGGCGGTTACCACAGCAGCAGGCTGATTCTCATCGCTGGTGGCGCTGTCCGTGGCGATGGTGGTTTCGTTATGAGATGCGGCGCCCGGGATCACGTTCCAGGTGCGCTGGTCTTCGGCCAGGGTGTAGCGCTCGCACCAGGTAAAATCGATGGTGTTTTCTTCCGGCAGATCATTGAAGACAGGAAAATCAGTGCGGACCGGCTTTAGGTAATCTTTGCCGCGGCCGGTTTCGATGTCAGCGTCTTCCAGCTCGACATCCAGTTGCAATGCTGCGCGCGATTCGGTTTTGGCTGTAAACCACAGAACGCCGTCAGGTTTTCCTGATTTCTGGGTTGCCTTAATATGATAAAAAAATTCCATCTTGGAGCCTCATTTGGGTGTAAGATACCCAACAGCTGATGATCGCCGCCTTGGGTAGTGGTCATTGGTCAAAACTCGATTCCGGAAAGCTTTGGTCGGCTGACCGGGTACTTAACCCGCCTTGCGCGGGTTTTGTGCTTATTGGACGCTGGTTTTTTTCGCCAGCTGGGAGACAAGCACGCCATCAAGCGCATCCAGCACAGGGTCGAACGTGGTGTTCGACGGGATCTTGCTTACTGCGCGGATTACTGCTGAAACTGAGATATCTCCTTCACGCAGGCTGTAACCACCGCCCGGGCCTCTGTGCGAGGTCACCAGGTTGCCGCTGCGCAACCGCTTGAAAATTTGCTCCAGATAAGAAACCGAGAGCTTCATTTCTTTACTCAGTGTGGCGAGCGGTACAGGCGTTCCGCGGTAGATTCTTTCCAGCACTGCAACGGCCTGGACAGATGCCATCACTCGTTTCATTCCAAACTCCATGGCTTACCCCTTCACCGGATCCCGGCCATAGCCCGGATTATCTTCAATAGCATCCTGCAGAACCTGAATCGCTTCGCAGTGCGGTAGGGTGAGGGCCAGCTTAATCGCCGTTCCAAACGTCTCCGCAACCAGTTCAAACTTCTGCGCCAGGCGGTTCGCTTCCTCGGTCTGCTCCTCAACAGCTTCTATTTCAAACTGATGCTCCTGCCAGACTTCATCCAGCACGTCCTCTTCAACTTCACTGCGCAGCGCCTCTTTGACTTCGAGAACCGGCAGAACGCCGATCAACTTCTCTGCAGGTGCGCTGCTGAATCGCAATGCCAGTTCGTTCGCTGACATAAAACCTCCGGAAAAAAGGCCCGCCACGGGTGACGGGCAAAGAGAACTTTTCCAATTTAACCAGAACAGGTCTTCGTCTCCTGTTTGGTTGTGATGGCGGGATTACCATCGCGATGCCATGTGCACCTGGCATCAGGCTGGTAACAGCCATTGGTCGAAACTCGATTAAAAATGTAACGCTGGCTGTTGGTCGTCAGCCGGTTTGTACGGGTAACACTGTCCTTTCACGTGCTGCTCTGCGGCAACTGCTTCACAAATCGCTTCGGTTTTATAGAGACCGAGCATGATGTCTGAGCATTCCCCAGTGAGGGCGCAGACTGGAATGATTAAGGCGAAGAACATGCTCATGCGTTGAGTTCTGGATTGCCTTTCTGCGCCATGAAGTAGCAGAACTTGCGGATCAAGACTTCAACGATGTTAAGGCGAATGGCCTGCTGTTTTACGGGGTTACGTGCATAGTCGATCATGGTTATCTCCTTATTGCCATTTTCGTCTGGCCGACGGAACGGTAAAGCCTGCTGCGCGATTGCTTTTGTCATCTCATCCGGTGTTTCGTATGCCACCGGCAGCTACTTCGTGGGCGTCCTGCCTGGATGACTTACTTGCTGCTTGGTATGCTCAAAGTTTCACACGGCGTGAATATCACGTCAATACAAAAAGTGAATTTTATTTTTCACAAATCGTGAGTGTTTTGGGGTAAGGACGAAAAAAAACCAGCAAGAAAGCTGGTTTGGGAGGGTGAGAATTAATTAGCTATTTGGTTCAGATTGATCATCCATCGGCTTGAACCTTCCGCGAAGGTACTTCTCAACGTATTCATCAATTTCTCTAAGCCTGACTTGAAAAATCTCAATCATTTTATCTTGCTCAGTTTCAGGCAATTGCTTGAACAAACTGAGCATTTCTCTTTGTTTTTCTGTAAGCCATTTATCTTCATCACCACGCTCACCAAAGAGCAGTTCGCCTGGCGTGGTGTCTAATATCCTGGCTAAAACCATTGCATCGTCAGCGCCAACGTTCCTTAGACCGGATTCGTAATTGGCGAGACGAGAAGCAGTTGACCACCCGCATAACTTTGCAGCTTGGGCCTGGCTCAATCCCTTTTGGATGCGCAGCGTCTTAATACGCTCGCCGATCTGTTCTGCAATTGTCTTCATGAGTCGATTTTATCACGCATAGTGAATCATTATCGATTCACGATTATGTTGACATGCAATTCACGATATGTGAATAATGCTCACATCTTACAGGAGAGTCGGATGAACTTAATTTCTCACTATCGTAAAAAAGCAAACATTTCCCAGCTGGCGCTTGCACAACAGATTGGTTGGAACCAACCACGATTGGCGAACTATGAATCGAATCTGAGAACTCCAAGTCTGGAAGACTCCCGCCGTATAGTAGTTGCGCTAAATGCTCTGGGCGCGCGTTGTTCTTTAGATGAGGTTTTCCCACCACTAACAGATGGTTAAGGAGTTCAAATGCAAGCCATTACTTATGAGCATGATAACCAGAAGGCTATCGCTCCGCTGAAAACTAAAAATCAGTATGAACCTCGCCGCAGAGATAACTTGCGGCGCCAGGCGATCCTGACCGCCGTTCGGGAATGGGAGCTTAATCTACCCGGCCAGGCGCAGGAAGTTGTTACACAGTTGGTGGCCGAACAGTGGTCAAAAGAAGGCGGGCGAGGGATCACAGTTAACAAACAGAACCTTTATCGCTACCTGAAAAACGAAACCAATTCCAGCAAGTACACGGCTTACGTCATGCAACTTGCGGACGCGATCAGCATGGCAATGCCGATTGAGATCGCCAGAAAACATGGCCTCCGTCAGGGTAAAACCGACATCGAGCTGGTGGCCGAGGCAATAAAAGAGACCGGAGAGCACCACCAGGCGAAGTTGCTGGGCCTGCCGACTAAGAAACAGGCGAAGGAGGGCTTTGAGAACCTCCTGGCTAACGCAGCACTTTTACCCGGTGAACTTGCCGGGGTGATGATCGCTCACCTCCAGGCACTTGCACCACTTTTTACGTAATCGAGTTTTGACCAATGACCACACGTCCCGGTACGCCGGGCAACAGGAGTAAACATGGCAGCGCTGCCCTATATGCAACTCTACATTGCTGATTACCTGGCGGACACCATGCATCTGTCTACTGAAGAGCACGGCGCTTACCTGTTGCTGATGTTCAACTACTGGCAGACAGGAAGACCCATTCCTAAAAACCGTCTGGCGAAAATTGCACGGCTGAGCAACGACCGTTGGAGCGCCGTTGAGCCTTCGTTAAAAGAGTTTTTCAACGACAACGGTAGCGAATGGTCACAAGAGCGAATTGAGCGAGATCTGGAGGCTGTAAAAACCTCACTCAGTCAGAAGTCCGCAGCAGGTAAAGCATCAGCACAGGCCAGAAAAGCCAAAAAAGAAACGAAAGAGCAACGGAGTGGCAACGAGTGTTCAACGGGCGTTGATGCTCCGTTGCAACAGGAGGACAACGGAAACCCAACTAATAAAGATACAGATACAGATACAGATACAGATACAGATCTAAAAGAAAACCCCTCTCTTAGCGCGGGCGCGAATGAAAATTCTGGTGTTGCTGGTTTACCAGAACAACCCGTTGCTCCGCGATACGTCGACGGTCTGGATGAACCCATCGGCAAATTCACGATGACAGCCGCTTGGTTGCCCAGCCGTGATTTCCGTCAGCGCGCAGCCACGTGGGGGATAGCTTTGCCTGATCCAGATTACCTGTCAACGGAGCTCGCGGAGTTCTCATCGTATTGGGAGTCGGAGGGGAAGGTGTTCACCCAGGTCCAGTGGGAACAAAAATTCGCCCGGCACATCGTGCTGGTGAGATCGAAAAAACAACCGGAAACCGGAGGTAAGGCCAATGCAGGAGTTCGGGGAGAGCCTACAGCATCCAGAGCTGTTCAGCAGATTCAGTCAGCACACGCAGAGTGGAGGCGTCGCAATGGACTTGATGGCAACGGAAACGGCATGGCGCCTGTGGCAGGTCATGGGGGAAGTATTCTCGAACCGGTGGACGCAGAAGAATGGGGCGGAGCCTTCGGCGCTCTGGATAGCCCAGATCGGTTCGATGACTGAACAGCAAATCAGTCTGGTCTGCCAGCAGTGCATGGAGCGCTGTGCAGGTGGGAACACCTGGCCGCCAGATCTCGCTGAGTTCGTGTCGCTCGTTTCGGAAAGTGGAGCGAACGCCTTCGGCCTGACGTCCGACAGTGTCATGGGTGAGTATCGCCGCTGGCGCAACGAATCCTATCGGTATTCAGGCAGCGACAAATACCCGTGGCCGCAGCCGGTGCTGTACCACATCTGCGTTGAGATGCGCAGAACGGGTGTGGAGCGCCAGATGACAGAGGGGGAACTTAAAAAACTGGCAGAAAAGTTGTTAACGAAATGGAGCAAGCACGTCAGTAACGGCCTGTCGGTACCGCCGATTCGCCGCCAGCTTGCAGCACCGCAGCACCCGGCAGGGCCAACGCCGGCACAGTTGCTGATGGAAGAATACAAACGCCGCAAAGCGGCAGGTTTAACCAACTAAATCGAGTGATGACCAATGACCAAACCATTAACCCAGAAAGACCAAGTGGCGATTTTTGTGCGCTACCAGCCGAACTGCGCCGTCGGCGACGTTTCCGAAGCGCTGGATATGTCAGGTGCAACAGCAGGCAAACTGCTTCGCGAGCTGAGTGACGATGGGGTGATCACCCGATCCCGCAACATCGTTCAGTACACCTACACGGCGGTGCCGCATGCCGATATTCCGGATGTGATCCTTCCGTGCATGGAGGAAAAAAGCGACCCGATCAAGATGCAGGCTGCTGAGCAGAAGGCAAAAGCGCTGGAAGAAAAAGGACTGTGGCGCCGCGCTGCAGCGGTTTATTCGGACATGTTCGGCATTGCCTGCAGCTCTGTGGAGGTTGCCTGGATCGCCAAACGCCGTAAAGAGTGCCTGCGCCAGGCGGGGAGGGCCTGACTGATGCCAAGACCAAAAACACACAGGGAACGCACCCTGTTCATCAGCTGGATTATCGAGATGGTGAAAAAGCATGGCCACGCTACGACCAATGATGTCGTCGCCATGTTCGGCCTGCACCGTACTACTGCCGAGAAATACATTCGGGCTGCCGTGAAGCAGGGCCATCTTATCCGCCACGGACGCTGCGGCGTCTTCCGCGACCAGCGGGCAGTTATTGACTTTGACATGGAGCGTTACACCAATCGTATGACGGCGAAATGAAACTAAAGATTGAGAATTAACTATCACCAAGCCGCCCGGAAAGGATTTTTAGGGCGGCTATAAGCGAAGAGCGGACGTTCGCTAAATCTTGAAATCATCAGGAATGTGCGAAGGCACATAGATCTCCATGCTCGCTTCCAAAGTAGCGTTATCTACTCTCTAAAGAGAATATGCGGATTTGAGGGGTATTTACAGGTATTGCGATATAGTAATCAACGGGGCGCAGGCTAGTTTAATGGGATAACAAAAAGGGCAGGAAATTCTGCCCTAAGTTAATATCCTTAAATTACTCGACTAGAAATCTTGTGCTGAATTTCTAATTTCAAACATTCGCGATAAACATTAGACCGAGTCTGGAACAGTAATTAAAAATTGGGGTTGATACGTGCTGATACCCCAGCATGCTCTTTTAAGAGGTAGAGAAGTCCACCTCCATCTATGAGTTCGATTGGTTTGTCTTCGCAGAAACGATATGCATCTTTACCGTATTGACTTGTACACACCAGAATACCTTTGTTAGCACCTTCATTCATCATTGTTCCATAAAGATCTCTTACAGAACTAACACCGACAGTGTCTTTATATCTTTTAGCCTGAATCACCACTTTGCCACCGAGTATCGGGCGTGTGTCGAATGCCACCGCATCAACGCCACCGTCTTTTGTACCTCTGGTGAGTTTGGTATCTAGTCCCATTTGGGTGAAAAGATTTGATACTAATACCTCAAATTCTGACGGTGAAAGTTCCATAAGGTTTGGTCGTGTTTCAAGGGCAGATAAAGCATCACCTTGTTCAATAAAGCGTTTATCAACCATGTTGAATTCGATAATAGGCTTTACTGCCTGAAGTTCATCTGGCCGCCCTGAAACTTGTGCACCTAAACTTCTAAGGCATGCACTCTTTTCGACCCTTTCGAGTTTTATTTGCATAAAATCGTCCTTGTAAGCACGGGCAGATACTAATGTGACTTTAGTGTCATGCCCGCTTGTAGGATCGATCGTTTCGATTACACCGTTAAAAAGAACTGATGTTAAAGCAGATGCCTTGTCAGCTTCGAAAAGCTCATGCATTGTGCGGAGTGTGATCGCGGCGATTATGTTTTGATAGAGTTCTTTGATCTCGCCAATCTTTCGCGCCTTGGCATCAATGGCATCTCTCGTTTTGACATATCTGTATTCCAACTCGCGCGGTACTATTGCAATATCAGGTAAGTTGTATTCAACCAACAACTCCTTACTGTCAGGTAAATAGGCCAACCTAAAGGCTTGTGGGAAGCCGTTCTCAGGATATTCAGACCGTGTCAACACCATTTCGCAATATGCCAACACGCTGTCAGGATCGCAGTTGAGGTAGTCTTGCTCAAACAGGTCAACTTCGTCGTGCTGACTTTTTATTTCTTCGAGGTAAGCAGTTCTTCGGGCCTGATAATCAGCAACTAAAGCATCAAGCTCAACTTTCTGGCTTAAAAGTTTAATTGAATGATCTTCCTTACTTTTATTGAAAGATTCTTCTGCCTGCTGCAATTCTCGATAATATCTGTTCTTTACCCACGGGAAAATAGTCTTCCATGCAGCTGGAGCATGCACAACTTTTATCTCTGGCTCCGGGTCTGGTAAGAGATGCTTAGGTGTTTTGAAGTCTTCGAATTTTGGGTGTTTTTTCAGCGCCGAAAAATCAATTGAATCATCAAATTCGAGAGTATGTTCCAGAAGTGTTGAAAGTGCGGAAATAGTCTCGTTCAGCTCAGCGTTAAGATCGGAAACTTCATCTTGACGTTCTTCCAAATACATGGCTTTTGCTAACTTATCAGCCTCCTTTTGCTCGCGAAGTCTCTGAGCATTATCACGTTTTATTTCGCGCTCTATTCGGCGAGCCTCGGCAAACTGATGGCGCTCTGCTCTCTTACGCTCACGCTCTGCTGCTGCTACGGCTCTGCCTGTAGCACGTATAAAACCTTCAAATCCTGATCTCCGTCCCATCCCAATCCCCAACATAAAGTTCAGTTTGCAACAAGGGAAGTTGCCTCAAGCAACCGTCCATCTAATTAACCTGTAATTAATCTACTTTATTAGCACCAACTCAATCTATAACATTTTAAAAAAGCAATTAGCCCACATCTCAAAATATGCAGGTTTGTTTTCGCTTATCCAATCAACGGAGTGCTGGTCATGATCACTAACTGATTGAGTGCTGTTTTATCAACGTCCGCTTCTGGCACAAAACGGAAGTTACTCTTCCCTTGTAAGCGGGACTCTGTTGGGGCGTATTGAACTTTACAGACTTAAACGAGCGCTTTGCACACAGTGCGGCAAGCGGGCTTATGCTCTCATTTTTCATAATTCTTATCGGCATTTTGTGTGCCTAAAGCATTGATCAAAACGGCCCATAGGTATACTGTATATTCATACAGTTAATGCAGCGGAGGCTATTATGAGAGTTGAGTTAAGCATTGATAGAACTAAAGAACTTCCTAAGGGCGCTGTCCCGGCTCTGGAAAAAGAACTGTTAACACGACTGCAGGATCAGGTAGGCGATTGCACCCTGGTTATACGACGAACAGGCTCAGATGGGTTAAGTGTTCTGGGCGGTGAAAAGGACGCGAAGAAGAAGGTAGAAAAGATCTTCCAGTAGACCTGGGAAAGCGCTGACGACTGGTTTTATTAATTCAGCATGTAATTAGTTTCCTGGGTGGAAGGGGAGGTTTGGTGAAACAAAAAGAAGAATTTCCAAAAAAGGGTTATGCAGTCATCAGATGTCACGATGGGGTTATCGTTGCACGACTGCACTCATTTCCTGAATGTGACCGTGCGCTGATGTACAGGCGAGGTGATGTGGTGTCGTTTACGCCGCTTCTGGATGATGAGATTGTAGGGTCGCCAACTCTCTTTACGCAGATGCTGGAGCGGGCAGGTTACCGTGTTTCGCTTAATTCTGTTAAACTCCCGTCATAGGCCTGAACAACCTATACCTGCTGCGCCACTGGAGAGATACCATGGCGCAAAAACCTTCCAAACAAGCACTTAAACTGGTTCCTTTCGGAATCAGCGATTTCTTTTTGCCTGCGCACTTACTGGTGACGGCATGAAGAAAACTAGCTTCATTCACACCCAGCTCACGACGAAAGAAGTGGACGAGCTCGAGGCCCGCTATCGCGCTAATGACGTGCGGACTGTGCGCAGCCTTGATTTCGATCTCATCCACTGGACGCTCACCGCTTATCTGCCCGAGGCAAACAGAGCCCCGCGTCAGGATAAAACCTTCCAGCAAAAGCTCTGGAGGGAAGCGTGAAGACCTACAACATCACCCCGATGGGCAAACCCAGGATGACCAGGGCGGATAAGTGGAAAAAGCGGCCGGAGGTTCTCCGATACCGCGCGTTCTGCGATCTCGTTCGGCTGCTGGGCGTCGAACTGCCGGAAGCAGGCGCACACATTACGTTTATCCTCCCGATGCCCCTGAGCTGGAGCCAGAAGAAGCGCCAGGAGATGGCGGGAAAACCTCACCAGCAAAAGCCCGACAAAGATAACTTGGAGAAAGCCCTGATGGATGCCATCTATGTCGATGACGCCCATATCTGGGATACTCGCGTGACGAAGCGCTGGGGCGAAGAAGGGCAGATCATCATCGGGGAGATCGACTGATGCGCGCCTTGCTGAAACCGGTTATCGCCCGGGAGCTGGGCGTTGTGCTGCTGAAACCCGGCAACGAACTGATGCCCATGTTCATTTCAGGGCGCGTGCTGGTGGAGAGCCAGCCTGCCAGTATGGCCAGCTTTGAGACCGGGCGGGTACCTGATTTGCGTCAACCGCTGGCGGTTAACCCGGCTCTGCGCCCTTTCTTCCTTCACGAAAAGGTGATCACTGCCGCTGGTGGGCTGAATGGCCTGGAATACTGGTTGCTGCGCCATGGCGGCGGCACCTGCCAGTACCAGCACAGCGATTACCACTATCACGAACTGACCACCATGCGGCACGAGCCCGGTGCGATTCTTCTTTGCGGCCACTGCGACAACCGGCTGCGCGAGCAGTACACCGAGCGCCTAGCGGAGCTGGCGCGTCAGAACGTCATCGACTGGGTGCTGGACACTGCGCGGTCGGCACTGGCGATCGACAAGTCCCGCGAGATATCCCTGCCTGAGTTGTGCTGGTGGGCCGTTCGTGTCGGCGTCACCGATGCGCTGCCTGAATCCGTTGCCCGCGAGGCATTGCGCCTGCCGGCGGAGAAACAAACGTACCGCGAGAGCGAGATAGTACCGTCGGTTCCGGCTACCAGCATCATCGCTGACAAAGCCCGCGCGCTACCTGCAGCACCTGCAGGCGCTCCACCAGCCATTAAGCCTGTCGTGGGCGTACTTGTGGATCCCGAATCCCCGCAGACCTTCATGAAGCGGCCAAAGCGGACCCGCTGGGAGAACGCAAAGTATCTCGCTTGGGTTAAGACGCAGCCCTGCGAGTGCTGCGGCAGGCCGTCAGATGATCCACACCATCTAATCGGCTGGGGGCAGGGAGGCATGGGAACGAAAGCGCACGACAGTCTCGTGATCCCCCTGTGCCGCCGGCACCATACCGAACTACATAACGATCCGGTGAAATTCGAGCGCAAGCACGGTACTCAGCCGGAAATGATAATCAGAGTGCTGGACCGGGCCTTTGCGCTCGGCGTTCTGGCTTAAGGAGCAGTACAGGATGACACCACGTCAACGCCGCATTCATCTCGAAGGTCTGGGTAAAGCAGCTGCAGCGCCGAGAAAAAGTTACCTCGGTAAGTTCACGCCATTAACGAGCGTCCAGTCTGCCTGGATTAAATCCTTGCTGACGGTCTGGGGCGAATGCGTCGGCGGTAAAACCCGCGCGCAATACCGCCTTGAGAATTGCAGCCAGTTCTGGTCTGAGGTTAAGCAATCTGAGTGGTCGGACAGTCAGCTGTCGCGCATCACTGAGGCGCTGGGGCAGGCGAGGAAAGAGGGGTTCCGTGGCGTGCAGGCGGCGTTGCGTGCCCGGGCCATTTTGTGGCCGGTGACCCTGTCAGCGTTAATCGAAAAGAGCGAGCGCCGCGATGATGCTGACTTTATCGAGCAGATCATGTTGAACACTTTTGACCTGCACGATCCGGTGTACCAGGTTGGCCTGCAGTTCTATACCAGCCGGAAGAAGATCTCCGACATTACCCGGGAGCTGCAGCACGTGGCTCCCTGGCTAACTGACGGCGAAGCGCGTAAGCGCGTGCGCTGGTGCCTTGAAATCTTCCAGGCGAAGGTGTTTCTGGCCGTGCGCCGGCAGATGAAAACCGAGCAAAACTGAGAGGCCTTTTAAAAAATATTTCAGTTTATGTTGAAAACGGGCCAGAAAGATGAATAATTCATTCATGCTTGGCAGAGCTGCGCCACGATGACAGCGCGAAAAGCCCTTATCAAACAAATTACGAAACCTCGCTCCGGCGGGGTTTTTTATTATTAATAAATGGTAAATGATATGTATCTTTTAAGATGCAAGCCACGTAGAGTGCGCGAGTGGTGAATCCCCCTAAGCGGTGGGGCGGCTAGGCAAAACGAGTCGGGTTTGTAAAACGCGGTTCTGTGGTCTAGCGCAGGGTCACCGGGAGGCACCCGGCACCACAACTTCAGTGTCATCTATATCTAAGGCTGCCTATTGGCGGCCTTTTTGATGTACATGGTTTTGACCTACATAGCACCGCCTGTCTTTTTTGTTCGTACTGAATAAATAAACAGATAAAGTTAGCTTTATTGAAGGAAGGCGATTAGGCTGCGCCTGTGGTGAATCCCCCTATGCGGCGGGGCGACTAGACTTGGAGGTGAATGACGCGATTCTGTGGTCTAGCATAGAGTCACCGGGAGGCACCCGGCACTACAGTCCCATTACTATAGATTTCTAAGGCTGCCGATTGGCGGCCTTTTTGTTTTATATGACTTTAGCCAGCACAGCACTACTGGTCGTTTTGTTCAGACTGAATATATAAACAGATAAAAATAGCTTTATGGCAGGAAGACGACTAGGCTGTGCCTGTGATGAATCCCCCTATGCGGCGGGGCGACTAGACATGGCAAGTGAGTAGCGCGATTCTGCGGTCTGGCGCAGAGTCACTGGGAGGCACCCAGCATCACATTCAACAATGAGCTTCTTTGCACGGTTCTGATATAGGCTTTGCCGTCCACATCACGCATGGATTCCGGTTAACAGATCAGATACTGTCGTCTTGATGAGTTCTATCAGAGCTTGAAGAGGACGGTGAGTATGCAAGAAGGTTTCTACTGGATACAGCATAACGGCGGGGTGCAGGTCGCTTATTACACTAATGGCGAAACTGAAGACCTTGAAACGGGCAAGACCGTAACCGGTATCTGGCATCTGACGCAGGGCGATGACATTTGTGACAATGGTGAAGCAGAAGTAATCAGTGGTCCGTTACCACAACCAGTGTAAGCACTGATAGCTAATCACCGACTTATTGTTATCTATAACATCCCGCGCCACTGGCCTCGTCGCCAATGGACGGCGGAAAGTTGGAATTATCCGCGAGGTCAGTCCAACAATCATAAGCCTCGGCATCAAGCCGGGGCTTTTCTGTTTCAGGCTCCCGGAACCCCATCACTCGTTTTGTCGTTTATTCATCCGGAGGGCCTGATCCCTTACCAAATAGCACCCGCATCCCAGCGAGGTGAGAGAAATGTCCCGTATGAGCAAACTTGTCACCGGAGTCGCCCTCGGCACCTCAGGAGGAACCATCCTGAACGGCGTCCTCACAAAACTGAGTCCTGACGAATGGAGCGCCATCGGCGTACTGGCAGGTATAGCCGGGATAATCGTTACCGGACTCATTAACTGGTATTTCAAACGCAAGGTCGCCAATGCGCAGGTTAAGGCGCTGGAGAAATACGGCCCGGCGGTGAAAGTTGGAGAAGACTGATATGCCAATGACCAGCAGCCTTCGCAATAAACTGATCGCCGCAGCTGGTGGCGGCGCAATGCTGATTGCCTCGCTGTTCCTCGGTGGGCAGGATGGCGTAGAAGGGCGAAAGTACGAAGCATATAAAGATGTCGCCGGGGTGTGGACTGTCTGCGACGGCCACACTGGGCGGGATATCGTCAGGGGTAAGACTTATACCGATCGCGAGTGTGACCAGCTGTTCTGGAAAGACCTCCAGCCAGCAAAGCGCACGGTAGACAATCTGGTCAGGGTGCCACTGGGCGAGTATCAGCGCGCCGCGCTTTACAGCTTTGTCTTTAACGTTGGTTCTGACGCATTCTCGAAGTCCACGCTGCTGCGCAAACTGAACAAAGGCGATCACGACGGAGCGTGCGAAGAGATGCGCCGCTGGGTTTACGCTGGTGGCATGAAATGGAAAGGATTGCAGAACCGCCGTGAGATGGAGCGTTCTATGTGCCTGGCGGAGAGCAAACATGATCTTTAGCCTTCGAACGATTCTGCTGATCGCTCTCATGGCCGTACTGCTGGCAGGTGGCTATGGCGAGCTACGTTACCGAAATGGTTGGTACGCCCACGCAGAACACATCAACGCCCTTGCCGCCGATAAGCGTGCCAAAGCAGAGAAGTCGATCCAGCCCGTTGAGCAGAAAGCGGCGAAGGCCAGCGACGAAGGCCGCATCATCTACCGAACCATAACCCGCGACGTGGTGAAATATGTCCAGGATCCGAATCGTACCGTTTGTGATTTTGATGACGAGTCTGTCCGGCTGCGCCGAGAGGCTATCGACGCTGCCAACTCCATCAGCGGATTTGATGCAGGAACCATGCAGGGCAAGTAGCGCCGGTACCAATAGCGATGAAGACCTGCAGGCAGATATCGAAACCGCTGAATGCCTCCGCCAGCTCCGTCTCGATAAGTACCGTTGGCAGGCTTGGTACAGCGCAGTGAAATGATTATATTGTGCTGAATTAAATTCTTAAGCCTAATGAGTGAAATTTAAGGCGACGGGAGTATAAGGGAGTGGCCCACAAAACTTGGGCCACTATCTTCAAATGCTTATTATCTTTTTATCAACAAGGTTTAATAGAAGCCGTTCAAACAACTCTTTGCCTTTATAAATATTATCACTTTTGCAAATAGGTCTAGTGCTTGTGAAGCTTTCAACAATATATCCATCAGAAGTAATATAGGCTTTAAATATTGATTCTTTTTTATTTCTTTCTTGCGCAGTGACAAAATCGATTTCCATACAATACGATGGATTTGTGTCGACGTTCACTAGTTTTAAAGAAGTTTCAAGGTCTACGCGAACTTCAAAGTCTTCAAAATTTAATTCATTCCTTCGCTTTGAGAAGTTAACAACAACGGATCTCTTAAGGTAACTTACAGAGTCAATATAATTATCGATACTGTTAAGTAAAGACTCGTACTCATCAGCAATACGATTGAAATCCATGTCTATCCTACTGAGTAAATGAGATATTGCGCCTATTTTATCCATTTCTTGCTCCATGATTTTATGAAAAAAATTTACTCACATAACTTTATATGACCAACACCTTGGGAATCTATGCCAAAACCTATACCTCGAGCTTGCCGAGTGCGTGGCTGTGCGGGCAAGACAACTGAACCATCAGGTTACTGCGATGCACACAAAGGTGAGGGCTGGCGACAATATAAGCCAGGCAAGACCAGACAACAACGCGGCTATGGCACAAAGTGGGAGATCATCCGCGCTCGGATCCTCAAGCGTGACAAAGGTCTATGTCAGGAACATCTTAAGCAGAGTGTTGTCAGGTCGGCCTCCTGCGTGGACCACATCATCCCTAAGGCTCATGGCGGCACCGACGATGATTACAACCTACAGTGCCTGTGCTGGTCCTGCCACGCCCGCAAGACCGCGCGCGACCGCCGTAAATGAGAGGTGTTCTCGTTTGCATCAGGTCGGGGGAGGGGGTGGTCAAATCCCTGCGGCCGACCGCCTTCCGGACTGCCCGCCTCCTCGTTTTTTTATACCCGCGAAAAATCAAATTTAACCAGGAGTGTCGCTTATGGCTGGAACGGCGGGGCGTTCCGGGCGCCGCCCAAAGCCAACGGCGCGCAAGGAGCTTGCCGGGAACCCCGGTAAGCGAGCCCTGAATAAAGAAGAGCCGGTGTTCACCCCGATTAAGGGCGTGGCACCGCCGGACTGGTTTGAAGAAGAGAATCTGCCGCTTGCAGCGATTATGTGGGAACTGACCACAAAAGAGTTATGCGGCCAGGGCCTGATCTGCGTTACCGATCTCGCCGTGCTCGAGCGCTGGTGTGTCGCTTATGAGTTCTGGCGCCGGGCGGTAAAGAATATTGCTGTGGAAGGTCTGTCCATAACGGGC